ATTAATCAACATTACTAAATCGTCAAGATACGATAAATTGATATCAAATACCTTCTCGCAGAATTTTCTTGTCAATACTGTACCGCATTCACCCGCCACTACCACATGAAAATTATCTGGGTCATGCAACGCTAACGATGTATCATGATGATCCAAAAGTATAATCTTATCAGATATGTTAATCAAGTCTGGATCTGTTGGAGATATGTCTGTCAAGATTACAAAATCATATTTGTCATAACTGGTAGTTTTCAATATAGAATCAATATCGGAATACTTTGCCGATCTATACTCAATATTTTTTTGGTCAAACACATTTCCTAATACTATAGAACACCCCACGCCGTCAAGGTCAAGGTGGTGAATATTGAGTATCTTACTGTGTTTTGTCAATCTACTATTCATATTGTAGTCCTTTCCTTACTATTAATATAGCATTATTATCTATCGAGGTCAAATTTATTTTCTGGATGTTATAGTACACTGACCAATTTATTTATGTATTCCGAACTTTCCAAATATCTACCATTGTGGTGCAACTGGTCATACTGTTTATGCATCACATCATTGAACATTTTAGGATCACAATATTTGTCAATTGTTTCCTCGATATCCTGGACAGTACAATCATCCGGCATAGTCACAATATTATTATCGTAAGGACTTGATCTACCAGACTTGAATTTAGTTCCAATACCTATAGCACCAACAGCAGCAGTTTCAAGATATTTGATATCTGATTTTGCGGAATTGAAATCGTTTGGTACAAGCGGCATAATCACAAAATGCGGTTCGATTGCTTTTAACACTGAGGAATATTGATATGTATTTACCCACGGAATCACTTTGATTTTATCTTTAACTGAATCAAACATCCAAGGTAGATTACCCATTGTTATCATTTCTATTTTATCTTCCGAAATGGACTTCAAAATATATTCATACCATGCATTATCCAAATCACCTTTCAGTTTCTTTGAATTACTATAGTGAGTTGGTGATTGTGGATACATCACTCTCGGTTTTACAATCCTATTTTTCACATCATATCGTTTTGCTTTTCCATAAAGATATTGAGGAACACAATTTGGTATCACTTCAATCGGAACTGTTATACCAGTCAAATTTTTAATGTATTCTTTGAGTTGAATTGTACTCACGGTAATCAAATCCATCATCTTCATAATTTCGACAATGTTATTTTTCACTTTATTTGGTATCCTATCGGATGCAAAATTGTATGATGGGATTCCATGTTCTTTTGATCCACCTTGATTTTCATTCTTTCCCCACACCAAATCATCCAAATCATATATCATTTTGTATTTGAATTGGGATTGCTTTTCCTTGTATCGTTTCACAATATTCATCTGGGCATCAGTCATTTGTCTTTGAAAATAAACGGTACGTGTACGCGCAAGTATATCTGCTTGTTGAATAAACATTGGTGCCATAAATGGAATTAGGTCACCTTGTTTAGAGAAAACCGCATTCAAATATGAAAATGGATAAATGAATCGAATGTGCCCACAACCAGTGGAATCTGAAGGATGACAAATAATCACATTCTTTTTGATTTTAGCATATTTTTTTTGATCTACCGCGTTGGTAGATTTACTAATTTGATCCGTTATTGTTTTTATAGGATCATTAATATTAATTTTTATCGACATAATTTCTCCTTACAAATCCGTTTTACATTCTTGATATAATGTCTCAAGTATTTTATAGATTTCTTCTTTGTTTTTGATTTCCAATTTTTCAACATATTCATACATCAATTCATAAGATGTTTTTACAGAATAGTTATCTACATTCACACTACCAGAAAAATTATTTATCACTTTGATGTTTGGTGAATCAATCGGACCCATTGCCTCAATTTTCTTAATATACTCTTGTAGTTTTTCTTCGTTGTATTTTTCATCGTATACCACTTGTACATCAATGACATTTCCATTAATCATTTTTTTAGTTACTGTCTGTGGGTAATTAATTGTGACGTATCGTATGGAAATATTATTATTAACGTATTCATATTTCAGTGTATCGGTATCCAATACGCAGAATCCTTTTTCTTCATCTATGTCATTGCGCGTCAAATGATATGGGGCACCTATGTAAACAATCTCCTTATTCTTTTGTGACTGTTTGCTCCTTGTATGAAAGTGACCCGAAAAAGTTAGATCAAAATTCTTAAATATGACTTTGCTATCAATACCATTGCCGTTGATTTTGTACTTGTTTAAATTGAATCCCATTATACTCAAATGACCGAATGCTACTTTGCTTTCAAATATGTTATCGGATAAATGTTGAATGAATTTTTTATCACTCACTTGCCATGGTATAAGCATTATCTTTCTTCCATCTACTTCCACTTCTGTAATTTTTTCCACAACTGTAATATTATCAAATTTCGATAACCATTTCAATGAATGAATATCGGTAGTTGAGTTGTAATAAATATCATGATTACCGAGAAGCATGGAGATATCAAAATTTATCAATTGATCATTAAATAATTTATATAGTTCATTTTTCATTTTTACATTTATTGATAATCTGTTATCATGAATATCTCCTAACCAATATATTTTTTTAATATTATGTTTAATAAGATACGGTATGAACCCTTTGCGGAAAAAATTCAATTGTGATTCCAAAAACGCATTATTAGACTTTTTTATTCCAAAATGAGTATCAGATATAATTGCTATTTTCAAACTGCACTTCCCTTAATCAACAGTATTGTCATCAGATTTACCGGCGTTTTCAACGTAATGTAATGGGATGAATATCATATCATGTTTCTTATTTTTATTGATGTTCTGTTTGAAAGCATTAAACGCGATTTGGGAAAAGAATGCAAATGGATTCTTGCGCGTGATATCATATGTATCAATGTATTTCACCATGAAGAATGTAGCATCCGATATCATTTCATTCTTCCTGTCTTTACTGTAATTATTGAAATTGGGTTTTCGAATTATATTCTCCGCAATTTTCAAAAACTGTTTGCCAATTAAGTTCAAAGTTTTCCGATCCCTATTCGTTGTATACTCTTGCATCAACGCATAAAAGTGTTTGTTATTAATGTAACTCGGTTTCTTTTTGGGCTTCTTAATTTTTTCCATAGTTGACATAGCATCTCCTAATATGTTTACAGTATTTCCTACTATATTAATATAGTTTTTAATTTTAGGCACTGTCAAGTTATTTTTATTGGAATTAGAATTCTTCATTTTCATTCACATTATTTTCGTTTATAGCAACAGTCGTTATTTTGGAGAATCCACTTATCTTCTTTACTTCGTTGATACTATTAAATGACGATGATTCAACGAGTCTATGAGAAATTAAATAGATGCAGAGTTTGTTATCCAATTTTGAAATCATGTTCTTGATACTGATAACCAATTTTTCAAGTCCATCACTGTCAATAGACGTATCAAGTATTTCATCCATCATGATCAAATTACAATTCCAGTTACATACCATTTTTGTGATATCAATAAAGGACATCATGATTGACATATCGATCCGTTTCTTTTCACCCTCTGAGAATGCGTAATAATTTATATCCTTTCCCGCACCACCAATGTTCGTAATATTTTCTTCCATCAATTCGTTGAATACCAATTGTACTGGCAGATCAAATTTATTGAGATACTCATTGACCTTACCATTCAAAACGGGGATCAACTTTTGGAAGAAATATGATTTGATACCACTCTCAGAAAGTATATTCATTACAACATTATTTGATTTTAATTGCTTGAGCAAAGATTTATATTCAGTAAATATTTCTATGTATTCTTGTTTCCTTTCTTCGAATTCATTTTCTGTAGTTTCTATGTCAATAGACAAAGTGCGATTTTTTATATTTGTTTTCCGTACGCACATATCCGTTAATTGTTCGGTGAAAAATTTCATTTTATTCTTTTCAACCGATACTTTATTAACAAGTACATTAATGGTACCAAGATTATCTTTTATTTTATTCCATTGTGTTTCGACAGGTGCTAATTTTTTATTATAAACGTCCAAAGATGTTTCAGACTTTTTAATTTTAACATTGAAGTCTTCGATTTTTACCTTTCTATGTTCTGGTGTTAAAATAGTATTGCAAGTCGGACAAATATCATTCGTTTCCATTTTCTTGATATTCTTTTTAAGGTGTTGAATATTCCAATTTTCTTGTTGTATTTTATCCTTAATAATTTGTGCTTTTTGTTCATTAACAGTTAGCATGTCATCAGTTGTTGTTATGGCAATTCTTGCTTTATTTGTTTTGTCTATAACTTTCTGAGTCTTTGTAATACTTCCTTCTTGATCGCGAATTGTCTTTAGTATTCTTTTCAAATCAGATGCATTGTTCTTATCGAAATCTCGTTTCGCAATTTTCATTTCCTTTGTTTGTCGCTTCAATGATTTCAAAGTATTCTCAAGGATAGAAATTGTATTCTGGTGTATTTCAGATTGTGTACGTAAACCAGAATTATTCTTCTTGAGTATACGCAACATTTCACCAAAGATTTTGATGTTGAAAATATATTCGATGATATCCCGTTTGTTGTGCGCGTTGAGAGATAGGAATGGTTTGTTGTAATTAATAGCAAGAGAAATAATTTGACGGAAAAGATTATGATCTACTCCAATAACCTTGTTAATTTCATCTTGATTTAATTTTTTGGAAGATAGATTGTCTAACGGTGCTCCATTCAATTCTATTTTGAGTGTAGCAGGTGCAAGTGTTCTAACAATTTTATAGTCATTCTTGCCTATTGTGAATTCTATTTCCGTGTACATTTTTTTCTTGTTACGTCTATTTACCAATTCGTTGATCTTGATTTTACGATATGGTATGCCAAACAATACGAATGATAATGCATCCACAATACAAGATTTTCCAGAACCATTTTCTCCAGAAATTAAATTAAGTCCATTGGAGAAATCCATGGTCACTATACTATTGCCATAGGATAATAGATTTTTGAATTTTAATTTTTTGAATTTAACAAACATAAACACTCCCATCAATAACACGTTCATAAGTATTTATATTCGTAAATAGACCTGATTCTCAATGTACAGTTATTGAATAAATCATTGTTTATAACGCTTAAGGATTATAATCATTGTTTATAACGTTTAAGGATTATTAAATAAACGGGTTGTCGAAGACAACTCGCCGAAGGCGAAAATTAACAATATGGTTGTTTATTAAGATCCAATTAACAATATGGTTCGCCTCCGGCTCATGCGACATTCTGTCGCCAGGGATTTCTTAAAGACCAATTGTACAATGGTGAAAGCAGTAGATACAGTCCAAGGAATACCCTTACCGGGTTTAGTGCAGAAGAAACGTATAATAAACAATTAATACTGGAGAACTAAGTTTCCATTTTGTATTCTATTGTTCAAATAAATTTCTGATAACTTGATAAGTACATTTTTTTTCATGTCATTCATGCATGGAATTTGAGTTCTAACAAACCGTCTTGTTCTAAACGATATTGGTAAGAAGAAATTATCCCGTAATTTCTCATATTTGTCATTTGTCGTGCTTAAAATAATTGTGTCATTTGTCATTTGTCGTTTGTCATTAGTTTTTATTTTTTTGTTTTTCGGTTTTTTAATACTTGGTTTTTGTATATCATCCTTATCATGTTTTTGGTGTACATCATTTGTCATTACTGCGAAATTTCTTTTATCCACAAATTTATTTTTGCTTGTCAGTATAGGATTGTAATCTTGTTCATATACATTTCCGACGGTTACAATATTAAATTTCGTGTGTTGATACGCACTATGCCGTGAATCATTGTATTTCAATCTGTATGGTTTTTTAGATATCGATAATTTTCGTACTTGCTTTTCGGATAATCCAATGGTGTTGTTAATTTCAAATAGAGTGACTGGAGTGTTCCACCATAAATTCACAATAAGATTTGTATTGAAGTAATTACGTAGTGTAGACTCATTGGACTCTCTGATATAATATTGCATCGCGTATATATCTACAATGAAATGTTTATCATAGAATTTTTTACTCTGACACGGTTGATGTATGAGATTGATTTTCTTTTGATTCGCGACCGAATAATTTCCGTATTTTGTCAAATCAATATATCCATATTTACTCAATACAGTAAGTGATTGTTGGACTTTGTACATACTGATCGGTGTTTTTTCAATATTGTTTAAATATTTGTGGATGAGTTTTGGAGTTATTCTCCGTTTGATAATTCTACAAGCAATAAAACTTGAGAACACATAAGATTTGAACTTGAATTTATTAAACAGAATTATGGTGTTGAAATCGATGTTGGCAACTATATCTTGGTGTGTTCCATCACCCAATAATTCTCTTGGTTTCAATTTATTAAACATCAATTCTCCGATTTAACCATTTGTTTACAATTTTCCCTATACTTTAATATAGATGATATTTTTCATCTTGTCAAGTTTTTTTTCTGGAAGTAATGGCAATGTGCATTTCTCACTTTAATATTATTTATACTTTATATAAATAATTGTATGACCATGAGGAGGTTTTATGACCATGGAAGATTATAACAGATTGAAAACTATAGTGGATGCAGAATTGACCCTAACTCAGGATAATGTTTTACAGAAATCTTTGAACATCCCATTTCTCTACCATAAATATTTGGATATATTTATTAACGAGACTCGGGAGTACAAAACTCTCAAACAGAAAGTGAAAAAAAAATATTCGGATGTATATGCGGATGTTAAATTCAAGGGTAACTTTCAATTGGATTCGAAAGCAGAAGTCGAAGTGTTTATAGCCAAAGATGATGTTTATATGGATTTGAAGCATGAAGCCGATATGCAAGAAACTGTGGTACAATATTTAGAACTGTTATTAGATACGATTAGCAAGATGTCATTTCATATAAAAAACTTTGTTGATATAGCGAAATTCAAATCGGGACAATAGGAGCAAAAATGTCGGACATAAAAACTAAAATCAACAAACTACTGACCGAGAAATTTCACAAAGGAGTCAGTGTAAATTTATCACTGTACGGTGGAGAAAAAAACGAATATGTTGAAGTGTATATCAATCCATCTAAATATGAAATTGATGACATTATCAAGGATTCTAAAATGAAAATTGTCCGAATAGCATCCGATAAAAAGCAAAATATATATGCGTGGAAAGGTGATGTTATTCATCACATGATGGAAAAAGCACTTGACACATTTATTTTTAGACTTGATTATAGTCCAAAATCAGGTGATTTAATTATGAGTGAGGGAAATCCACGTGACTGGGATAAACAGATGGGATGGAAAGTAGTAAAACATTTGAAGGAAGCATTTCCTAAAGTGAAAAAAATAGTCAGTATCTATGGTGGCGGAAAAGCAGAACTGAAATTATAATTGAGGGTTTATGAGTGATATAATTGTAGTTGAAAAAGTGGACGAAGTTTATCTCCGTATTAAGGGAAACATTAGTCAATATCTTGAGTTGAGAGAACATTGCCAGTGTTATGCTCCTAATTATAAGTGGCATCCTCGGTTCAAATCCAGGATATGGGATGGCCGGATATCCTACTTCGATATGCGGACAAAATTATTTCCCATCGGTTTATTGAACCATTTCTTTTCCTTTGTGAATAAATTCGACTACAAATACAAACTCGATTTCGATGTGAAAGAATTGTATTGTGATATCGATGAAAAAGAACTTTTTAAATTCTATGATGAACTGTTTGAGGGTTGTACACTCTCAGACGGCACAAAGATATATCCAAGAGATTATCAACACATTTCAATTCTTGAGGCGTTAAAAAATAAACGTGGTGTGATTTTGTCTCCAACTTCCAGTGGCAAAAGTATTGTCATATATACAATAATTCGATATTTATTAGAAAAAGGTATTAATACAATTTTAGTGGTACCAAGTATATCACTTGTGGAACAAATGTATTCTGATTTTCAAGAATATGGTTGGACTGACGCTAAGTATTTTTGTGAAAAATTGTATGGTGATGTTCAAAAAGATTTTGATAAAGAAAAACCAATTCTGATTACAACATGGCAGAGTGTGTATAATAGACAAGGAAGTTTTTTTGAAAAATATGGTAGTGTTATATGTGATGAAACACATATTGTGAAAAGTATTTCTCTTAAGAAGATATTACAAAAATGTATAAACGCAGAATATAGAATTGGTACCACAGGAACACTTCCAACAGAAAAGGCAGATTTATATACTATTTTTGGCTATATTGGTAGATTAATATTCACACAAAAAGCGTCTGAATTAATTGATAAAGGTTTTTTATCAAAAATACTCATTGTGAATCTTCTTTTGAGATATCCTCCTGAGGTAGTCAAAAAGAATAAAAAGCGATCCTATCCAGAAGAGGTAGACACAATCATCACATATAAAGATCGGGACAAATCACTGGATTTCATATTCAATCATGTAGAAGACAAACAGAACACATTGATTTTATGTCACCAGATAAAACATCTGAAATCTGTGGAAGAATATGTGTTGAAAAATATGCCTGACAAATATTCTGTCTATGTAATTTATGGTGCAGTTGACGCGCAAAAACGTGAATCAATTCGCCACATGATGGAAAAGAAAATAAATGTCATTTTGATCGGGACATATGCCACAATGGGCACTGGAGTAAACATAAAACGATTGCATCATGTTATTTTCTATGATAGTTATAAATCAAAAATACGAATACTTCAATCGTTGGGTAGAGGATTACGTCTACATAAGACGAAAAATAAATTGGTTCTATGGGATGTAGTTGATGATCTCAGATGGGAAAAATCGAGATTTAAAACCGAAAAGTATGGATTTAATCATGTATTCAAACATTTGTTATTTCGTTTACAATATTATCGGGATCAGGGTTTTGACTGTGTAAACAAGACTATTAAATTATGAATAAGTATAATGATATTCAAATATTATAAATACTATTGTACCATATAATACAGGAGAAATACAATGGATTTTAACGAAGCAATTAAACAAGCAAACAACTTCATACCAGAAATTACTGAATCTAAAAAATTGATGCCTGATACGCATCATGATATTCAACGTGCGATTAAACCAACTTCATATGAAATTGGTGCTGGACAAATTGATAAGGCATTTGATATGGCTCAAAAAGGAAAAAATTCTAAAGAGATAGCAAAAAAACTTAAATTAGATGAAAAAGCAGTAAACATTATGCTTAAAATTATGAAAGATAATGACGAGCTAAAATAGTCAACTTTTAAGGAGAAATATAATGAGTAAAGACGTAATTCAAGATGCAAATCACTTTCTTGGAGAAGATGACAAGAAAGAAACTGTTATCGAATCAAAAGTCATGGCAACTTGGGACGACATGTCAAAAGCAAAAGACTTCATCGGAGACGTTGTATCATATATAGATTTCACAGATTTCGACACCGATCTATTGGATAATGGATTTTTCAAAGTAACGGTCACAATCAAAGACGCGAAAAATGAAAAGAAAGTTCAAGATGCCGCTAAAAAATACAAGGGAAAGAAAATAGTAGTAAAAAAATAATTGAAACAAAATCATTCACAAAGGAGAATTGATATGAGCGAAGACAAATTAACATTCCAGAAGTATCTTGATAAGTATGTACCAGAGGAAAAAGATGATACAGAAGATAATACAGAGGATACCGACACCGAAACTGACGATACGGATACCTCTACTGAGGATCAAGACGTGGAAGAAGACACGGATAAAAAATAATCGTAAACCATAGGAGAATATAACATGGATTTCAACGAAGCAATCAAAGACGCAAATCATTTTCTTGGTGATGACAAGAAATTTTCTTGGTGATGACAAGAAAGAAATTATATCTGAGTTAAATTATGAAAAACAATCGGATGCATGGAGAAAGAAAAAGAAAGTTTTTTTAAACTCTATGAAAAAAGAGTTTACAGCATTTCATCGTGCAGAAGCCAAGCTGACAAAGACTTTTAAACGTGCTTTAAAATATGATAATACATGTCAAGAGCAATTTGATGAGGTAGAAGAAAACTTTGGAACATATGCACATTCAATAGTCAATGCGATTGAAGATTACGAGAATTATATACCGAAATCAGAACAATAATACAGGAGAAGTAAACATGGCAGAATTTGACGTAAAGAAAGCAATTACCGACTTAGGTGACACAGAATGGTCAAAAACGGAAGAAGAAAGAGGAAAAGCAGTGTCTTTAATCAAAGGATTAATGTTTGCAACAGAAGAATCCGATGTAGCAAAAAAATTTATAATTGATTTAGACAAAGCAACGACAACAATTGCTAAAAAGATTGCAGGCGTTCCCGCAGAAAAGAAAGATGAGAGTAAAACAAAGGTCGATGAAAGTATCGGTGAAGATCACGATATCGAACTTGCCAATAGGGCACTCTTGTAAATTTCTGTGTGTTCGTTAAAATCTTTATGCAAGGGGTTGAGCCAAAAACTCAATCCCTTTTTATATAAATATTCATAGACCATATATTTCACATAAAAGGTAATTCTATACATGGCGATACCAGACAAATATACCAACTTTGCAAAAAATCAATATCATTTTGGTTTCAGAGAAAATCATCAGGCCGATAGAAACCTCTATAAGAGATTACTTGCGGAAGGTTACAATCATTATGGTGTGCCAATGGATTATTATGTAGTCTCATATGACACATCGTATGATGAAATTTTTGGTGAAGATAATGATAAATCCGTATTACGAAAATTTGATGTGATGTCATTTTACACTTTACCAACAGAAGAAGAATTATGGTC